AGGGGACCTCGGCGCCCTGGTCAGTTTTGACCCTGCCACTGAAGGTATTCCTGAGTTGGGCGCCATAGACGCGCTCCCGCCACTGGTTGATGTTGGCTTCGATGAGGACCCCGTGGCGGCCCGTGTCCTTGAGTACGACCCGCTCGCCCTTCTTGAACTTGACCGGCTGCGGGTTGGCCGGGTCGGTCGATTTCCACTCGATGTCCTCCTCGTTCCATGCCCAGCCGGTCTCCAGCGGTCGTGGCGGCGCTCCCCCGGTGGACATGACTGGCTCGCTGGGCTCCACCGGGCGTCCCTCGATGGTGATCCCGCGGGCTGTGGGGATGGGGGCGGAAGGAAGCGGAGCTTCCGGGAGCTCCGCTGCTGCTCCGCGCGTGCCCGCGGGGCTCATGTCCAGGGCATTGCGCACCACTGGATCGCTGGCGAGCTCGGGACGTTGCGTGACGAGGTAGCGCAAGGCCGCGGCGGAGTAGTCGGCGGGCGACATGGGGCCTTGGCCCATGGGCGGCGCGGCTGCGGCCCCTTCGGGACCCGGAAGCAGGCGGCGCGTCAGGGTCGGCGGCTCCATACCGGCGAGGACCTCGCTCGGGGCGATCTGGCCGCGGATGTGCGGCGGAAGCGCCGTGAGTATCTCGCGGTACTCTCCCTCGGTGACCTCGCCGCGCTCCAATTGTAGGATGATCTCTTCCAGGTCCTCGTAGGCGACGTGCCATTCGGGATCGGAAGCCATGCGGGCGTCTCGGAAGTTGCGAGCATAGGAGCGGAGCAGGCCCGCCGTCTGCCGGAGGACCTCGGGGAGAACATACTTGCCCGCGAGTGGGATGCCGTAGCGCATCGCTCCACGCATGGCGCCCATCAGCGCCGCTTCCTCGGGCGTGGCGCCCACGAAGGTAGCGACATCGATCACGTCATCGACGGTGCGGGCCACCTTGGCTGCTGTGCTGGCCCCACGAGCGAAAGAGCCCCAGTTGGTCGGGTCAAGCGCCATCTCCGTGCCAAAGCGCCACCACCATGGAGCGGCTTCCTGCGCCAACCGGTTCTTGTATTCCTCTGCCTGGAGCCTGCGCCGTCCCTCTTCCCCCCCTATAGCGGCCTGGATGACCGGCGCCCATGCCTGGTAGGGGTCCAGCGTGGAGATGGGCAACTCACCCTTCACTACGCGGCGGATTTTCCCGCCCAAGGGCGCGGCGATGTTCTGCCTCGACCAGTCGAGCGCCTGCCGGAACTTCTCCACCGAGTCTGCTTCCATGGCGTGCTGGCGGGCGATGTCCATCATCGCTTGGATGTCGCCGAGGGGACGGCTCCCCATGTAGCTGTTGTATAACCCGGCTCGGCGATCTAGCTCTAGCGCCAAGTCCGCGGGCGTCATCTGGCCCGTGGCGATGTCGGCCAAGACATTCATCCCGCCCAACGTGGGCTCAAGATAACCCTGGCGGAACCCTTGGAAAGCGGTTTGGATATACGGCGAAGCCGCATCTATGGCGCTCTGTATCCACGGCGGGATCGATGGCGTCTCCGTCCCTTGGCCGGGATAGTATTGCCCCTGCGCGTAAGGCGTGTCCATACCGGGTGGGTTCTCGGGGAACATCTGCGCCAACTGCTGGCGCGCCCAATCCCCCACTGCGCCCGGTTGCTGCGCCTGAAAGGCAAGGACAGGATCATAGGGGATACCGGGCTGTGGCGCGGGAGTGGGCGCTGGCGGCGCCTGCACCGCTTGTTCGGTGAGGAGCATGGGCAGCGGGGGCTGAACAGGCGGCATCGCGGCCCGCGGCTGCTCGCCCGGCATATAGGCCGCCCGGCGACGCGCTTCGCGAGCCGTCAACTGCTCACGACGGCGCTCTTCCTCTTCCTTGCGCCGCTCCCACGTGCTGCGCTCCTCGAATTGCCAGAACGGGTCTACAGGCATCTCCTAGCTCCAGAAGGTCCTTGGCTTGGCTGTTCCCCTCGGCCATGCTCTCTGCATCATCTGTAGGAAGTCGGGTCCCCACTGGCCTTGTCCCTCGATCATGCCGATAAAGCCCTCCTGTTCGCTCGGTGTGAGGTTGTTCCACATCTGCGGCGTGATCCGGTGCGGCTGGTAAGTGGGCAAGGCGGGACGCCAAGTAGCAGGCATGTCGGGCTGGTTCACCAGGCCCGAGGCGTCATAGGGCAAGTTGTTGATCGTACCCGGCATGCCGTTCATCACCTGCTGCATGATGGTATTGGTCATCTGCTGAAGCATGGCGTTCTGCTGCTCCGGACCGCTGGCAGCTTGGGCTCCCCCGCCGAGGTTGTAGGATTGGAAGTTCGGCGCCACGTAGCCGCGGCCATACTGCGGCGTCTGCTGGCCTTGCTGATACTGCTGCGTCGGCCAGTAGTAGCCTTGACCCTGCGCTGGCGTCTGCATCGATTGGTTGTACATCACGTTGGGAACTTGCCACGGCGTCCAGGGCGATTGCTGCCCGCTGTAGCCCGGTACGTATGGCGCCTGTTGCCCTCCCGGCATCGCGGCGGAGTTAGGCACTGGGCCAAGAGCGGGGTTCTGTGCGGTCCACTGCCACTGCCCGTTCTGCTGGTTGTAGTACACCGGGTACTGAGCGGCGGCTGTGCCAAGCTGGTAGGCTTGGGTTGGGTTCGCCATGCCTGGCTGGTTCGGGCGGAGCCACACATTGGCGGGGTCCACGTTGCCGGGTGTGCCCTGGAAGGAGGGTAGACCTCGACCTTGGGCCAACTGGGTCGCCCACATGGGGAGCTCGCTATTCTGGCCGGCGCGGGCCACGTTCCAGTAGTTCAGCCAATCCCCCGGTCCTCGCAAGGAGGACAGGAGTTGCATGTAGTTGAGGCCCAACTGCTCGCGGCCCTGTTGAGTCTGTTCGCCGAACTGCTTCTCCCACTGTTTGAGCGATTCCTGCCACTGCTCGCGTTCGAGCGTCGGTATTCGTTGCTCCGCGGTAGGACCCTGGATGAAGCCTTGATTGATGGCCCACTGTATGGGGTCATCGTTGATCTTGTTCTTGCTCAGCCACCGCTCCGCGGCCTGGATGGGGTTTCCCTTTTCCTTTTTGGCGTCGGGAACCATCTGCCAGATGGCGGTCAAGGCTTGCTCGCGCGTGGGCTTGACGGCGGGCTGGGTCTGATAGCCCATGAGTTGCCACTGTTGCAGGGCTCTAGCGGCTGCCTCTGCGGCAGCCTGCAAAGCCATCTGATACCAACCGCTGCCACCGTATACATCAGAGTCGGCCATGTGATCCTCCAATCGTTGGGGGGGTTAAGGTGATCCTGGTACAGGCATTACCTTAACCCCCCTCTCCCTATCCGAACCTTCCCATAGCCTCGTTGACCCAGTTCATGATCTGGTCGGAGCTCGGGGGGTTGTTCTTTGCCAAGAAATACTCTTGTGGGTTGTAGGTAGACCCGCTCATCGCGTACAGTTGCGACAATGGCCCGCCCGGACTGAAACCCGGCGCGAACATGCTCCCCTTGGGAAGCGACCAGGGTAGCCCGGTCTGCCACCCCTGCTGGCGAAGCTGCGCGACCGACTGCCCGATGTTGGCGGCCATCTCCCGGCGACGCGCGGCGAGTTGCGCTTCGGCCAACTGGCGCTCCTGGGCGAGCTGCGCCCACGCGAGTTGCATCTTCTGACCGGCGTAAGGGTCGCCGCCGGCGCCGGTTGCGTCGGGCATCCGCGACACATAGTTCTTGAGGCTGGCTTGCTGCTCGGGCGATAGCGATTTCCACTCACCCTCCGATAGGCCGAACCACGTCGCCAAGTCGGCGCTCTTCATCCCAGCCATCTCATTCATGAATGCCTGTTGTCGCTCAGGACCCAGCCGCGCCCAGTCCTCCGCGGCCATGCCGAACGGCCCTGTAGTTCCCCCCGTGCTCGGCTTGATCCCCGCCTTGTTCCACAGGTAGGCGCTGTACCCCTCCGGGCCGAGGGTGTTGTACACCTGCCACCCTACAGGGTCCGTGTACGGCAAGTCCTCCGGGATACCGGGAAGCCCGGCCCCAGCGCCCACGGTCGTGCCGCCCGGCGCTGCGCTCGGCCCCATCAGCGCGGCCATCGCTTCGGGCAACGTCGTACCGCTCCCCGCGGCGATCCCGGTCAGGAGGTCGCCCCACGGCGGAGCAATCGTCCTGCTGCCGCCCGGCGCACCGGTCCAGATCATGGGCATCCGTTGCAGTAGAGGTAGCTGGGTCGTCCAGGTTGCGACCTGCCCCGGCTCCAGGCCCATGGCGAGAGCCTGGTTCTGCAAACGCCTTTCCCACTCGGCGACGGCTTCCGGGCGCATGGAGCTCGTGCCGAGGGCTTGTCGCCTCGCTTCCAGGTTGCTCAGGGCTCTATCGTAAGGGTTCTGGCCCTTCTTCGGATCGGGCATCTAACCGTCCCTCCATTTCGAGCGCGTACTTGCACACGCTGTCTATCCCGTGCTCGTTCAACAGGCGTAGCCACGCCTGCGGATCGTCCCGCATTTCCAGGTAACGTTCGATCTGCTCTTCCGGCGTGAGCTTGACCGCTCCGAAGGGCGCGGGCTCTTCCGGGTATCTGTCGGCGACATCCACCAGCTTCTCGGACATCCGCTCGACGAGCTCGTCAAAGTGGTTCAGTGGCTTACGATCTGGCATAGGGCATCGATCTTCCCCTCCAAGAGGGTCAGCCGGCGCTCAACTTCGTCTTGCCAGGATGAGACAGCCTTGAGCCAATCGGCGAAAGCGTCGGCGAACGGCGTCTCCTCTGGGTCAGGGAGCGGCATCTTCTCGGCGAGCTCGCGGACGAAGTTGGGCTTGCGGGCGGCGGTATCACTATCGGTATCGCTCATCGCGGCCTCGGCTTCCTTTTTCTGCCGGTGGGCTTGCCCGGCGTCGGCTTGCGGCTCTTGCCTCCCTTGCGGCGGGGGCTGCGGTCCACGTGCTGCGGTAGCTTGTCGTAGTCCACTCCCGCGGCCATCTCCCGGAACTTGTCTTTGGGCATGGTAGCCGCGAGCTTTCTCCACTGCGCCTTGCTGAACACTTTGCGCGGCATGGTCTACCTCTCATTTCCTCTGCGCTTCACGCCCGGCGCCCTTCCCGTGGCGATCCCGCTGGGGCGGGCCGCTGGCCCCACCTGGGGCGGAGGCTGGGCGGGTGTCTGCGGGATGGCCGGTACGCCTGGGGCGGCCATGATCCCCTGCCCCGGTCCGGGCGGGTTCTGGCCCATCATCCCGCCTTGCTGCATCATCATGGCAAGTTGCTCCGGGCTTACCTGCCCGGCCATGATGGCCTGCTGTAGCGCGGGCGGCAGGCTCGGTAGGATTTGCTGTAGCATCTCGGGCGTCATCGCGGGCGCTTGCTGCTCCTGTATCTTGATCTTGGCCCGGCGCACGGCTTCGGCGGTGAGGAACGCCTGCACCTCGGGGGTCTTTTCCCATTCCTCTACCCTGATCTCATCGAGCATCTCCTCGGGCTGCTCGACGCCAATCATCTCCATCGCGCTGCGGCGGCTCCGTAGCTGCGCCCCAACCTCGTTGATGGCTTGGCTCGTCTTGGCGTAGGCATCGGTCGGCATGACCGGCTGTAGCGTGACGTACACTTGGCGAGCTCCGTTCAAGTCCTCCGGGCCAAGGCCCATCCAACCCTCTTTGCCGGACTCCCGGTTGTAGACATACAGGGGCTGCTTGCATTGGAACTCCACGATGTCCCACAGGACCTTGATCATCTGCTCAAGTCCCCGCTCGGCGTGATCCACCAGGGGCTTGAACTTCATCCGCGCGGCCTGGATCAACTGGTTCACCAGATACCCCGAGTCGCCCGATCCTGCGGAGCCATAGAGCACATCGCTGATCCCGGCCCGCTCCACGAACGACATGATGATCTGGATCATCTCATCGATGTCCGGCCCGTTGCCGCTCCACGCGAGCCAAGTCAACGTCTCGCCCGGCCAAAGGACCACGGTCGTTCCGGGCTCTACCACCAAGTCCCGCGGCTGGCCGTTGGGGTCCAGGGCGGAGCGGTCCGACAACTGGTAGATCGGCGTCGGCCATGCCCACATGCGCACGGCGGTCGCCTTCTGGCTGAGGACCCGGTTCAGTTGCGGGAGCACGTAGCGGAGGGGAAACAGGGTACTGAGCCCCATCTTGTCGGGCTCGCGCGTGGCCGGGTTGGTCCCGAAGCTGTACACGTAGGGCGGGCGCCCATAGGTGTGCTTGCTGTGGTGGACGACCTTATCTTCCACGGCGTAGGTCAACGTGTCGCGGGTCCACAACTGCGCGAACTTGACCCGATCCCCGTTCGACATCTTGACCCGCATGAGCTCGGTGATCTCCGGGTTGCGCTTGCCCATGTTCCACCGGCGCTGGTCCAGGGCGAGCACGTCCCGCTCATCGACCTCAAGAATCGCCTCTAGCCCTCCCTCGCTCCACATGGGGTACACGGTCAAGGGGTCCACCCACTGCCACGCGATGGGGATGGGGCGTCCGATCTTCCACGCCTCGACCTCGTCGCTGTACTCCTGATCCTCCTGCTCTTTGCGGCGCTTCGGATACCCGGCCCACAACTGGGGCGCGTACAACATGCGCATGCAGGCATGGCCATCCGCTACCAGGCACTCGATGTACTTCTCAACGACATCCTCTTCGGCCTGTCGGGCGAGCTCGGACAACATGGACTGCGTCCACTTCTCCATCTTGCCCGACTGGCGCTGGGCCGCCTGGGTCGCCGCGATGGGCGGGACGGTGATCAAGGGCGCGTCGGTCGTGAGGGTCCCCACCATCCTCTCGATCACGGTCCAGGCTGCGGGGACCTGGATAACCTCCGCCTCCATGTGGGCGGGCGCCTGTACCGTGTCCTCCATGTATCGCAAAGTCCGCATCTCGCGGATGTGGGAGTCTCTCCCGCTCCACGTGCTGCGCAGCGTCCCTTCTAACGCTTCCAGGTTCGGTATCTCATTCGCCATCGCCTAGCGCCTTACCTTTACGCTGATCTTCGGCGGTTCCAGCCCCGCCGTGACATAGCCGAAGTTCGCCACGAGCCCGTACGCGAGCGCCTTCATGCTGTGGTTGTCCGCGTCGATGGGCTCTTCGCGCTCCGGGCGCTGCTCTTTCTGCTCCCGATAGCGATACAGCCCATACTCGGCTATGGTTCCCTTGCACTTCGGGTCGTGTAGTAGCCTCGGCTGCCGGTCCGCTGGACAGACCAGGAAGGACCGATGCCGCTGGATGCCGTCCGCTACCCCGACCGGCTGCCCCTGCGGGACGATCCCGGCCAGCCGTCGCCACAGCTCGAAGTGCGATTCCTGGGCGTGGTGCTGCGTGCCGGCCACGTCCATTACCACGCGCTTGACGTTTCCCCACCAGGGGCGCTCCTTGCACTCGGCTATGATGTCCTCGCCCACCGTGCCCTTGCGGTACACCTCATCGAACACTCGGACGACAGGCGGGCTCATGTGCTGGTCGAACTGCACGGCGAGCACGGCGTAAGCGCCCGCATACCCCGGATCAACCCACAACTGCACCGGTTGGCCGGGGAGAAAGGCGAGCTCTTTGACGTGGTCCACGTGCGAGAACTCGCGAAATACCAGAGTCCGCGGCCTGCAAGGTACGGCGCCGTACCGCTCCTGGAACATGTCCGCGGGAAGCGCCGCTTCCACGGCTTTGATCTCCGGATCGTCTCGCCCACCGGGGAAGATGGCCAGGTTTGACCAGGTCGGGAGGCTGAACGATCTTCCCTCTTCCAGGTTCTCCCCCTGCCACCGCTCCCAAAGCTCCGCATACCAGGACAAGGACCCCTCGAACGTTCCCGACAGGACGAGCGGGCCGCGCCGCTCGGATACCCGGCCACGGAGGCGGAGGAACACCTCATACTCATGCTGCGCCGCCTCGGCCATGGCGATCCCGGCTGGGGCCGTGCCTGCCAGCGTCTCCGGGTCTTTGCTGGTTCGCGTGATGACCTTGACCCCTGTGATCGTCGTGAACTGGCACTGTCCTTGCGCGGGCAAGGACTGCGATCCTGGGACGAGGATGCCCGTCGCCGTTGCGGCAGTGAGCGCGTGCAGGAAGTCGCCCCGCGCGAGCTCGTAGGTCGGGCCGACTATCCATATCTCCCCATCGCGGCAAGCCCAACACCAATCGTGTACCTCCTGCCCTGTCCATCTGCTCTTGCCCGCCCGCTCGCCACCGGCCACCAACTTGGCGCGGCTGGGGTCCAGGTGGGCCGCGGCCTGCTCGGGGCTGGGCTCATAGCCTGCATTCCGCCAAAGGGTGCGGCGCGCGGTCTCCGCTATGCGCCATATCGCCTTATGCCCCACTGCCTTCATCGACCTCGGGCAAACTCGCCTCGATCTCCCCCAGCACGCTCATCAGGCGATCTCGCGAGCCGGTCAGGTCGGCCACGACCTGTTGCACCGGCTGCCCCATGACGTAAGCGGCAATAAACGTGCGCGCCCGGTTGTCGCCGTCGAGCGCCTGTTCCACAGCCTTCTTGACGATCCCGCGCCACGTCGCCATGTCCAGGACCTCGCGCATCTCGGCTTGATAGTCCTGGGCGTAGCTGTGGGGCCGGCCACCTCCCCCACCCTTGGCCGCCTTGTTGCCCTTGGTGAAGCGCCCATTGGCCGCGCGGCCTGGGTGCGGCGAGGCGGGGGCGGGCGTTTGGGCCTGAGCGAGCGAGTCAACCACGGAATTTCCTCCGTATTCCACGGCTACAGCAAGCCTTTTCTGCCTTCAGTGTAAGCCGTTGTGAACGGACACACGATACAAATCCTGCAATCCTGCACGATTTTAATGCTTCTTGCATGGACTTATGCAAATCCGGGTTTTTATGTAGAAACTGTAATCAAAACCCGTCTTTTCCAAGGCCAGATGTTCATGAATTATACATGATAATCATGTATGATTAGGTTGCTTCGCAACCGAGGCGGGGCGGGCAGGGAGCCCACCTCCCCACAGAGGGACGGTCCTTTCACAACCGAATAGCCGGAGTCAGAGAGTCTGAGGGGCGGAACGGGCAAACGGACCAGTGCAAACCAAGGCTCGGGAAGGCAATCGGAGGCTTCGGCGGTAGGTTGCCAGCAAATGGGCTGGATGCGAACAGAGGAACAACTACTCGAAACCTACAAGGAGTGTGTGACAGATGAAGCATTGCATTGTCCTGGGCGACAGTACGAGAGTCCCAATCCCTACATACGTTCGGGCGATCCTGAGCGCCAAGCTGCATCCTAACGAGACATTTGATTGTTCGCTACGAGACAATTGGCCCACCGAAGGTTGGAAGATCATCCAACAGTTCTATCAGGACATGGTGACAGACCACTGCAATCGCGGGTTGGTGATCCCGGAAGGACATCCGAAAGAGCACTACATCTACAGGCGCATCAAGCGCGGGAAGC